CCGGCTTGGCGACGATTAGGCTCAGGGAAGGGTCTATCCGCTTCAACTCGGTGTCCCAGTGCTCCATCTCACGCACCTTGGATTCGACCTGTTGGGCCTGTTCGGCCTTCCAGGCTGCAACCTCGGCGGACTCGGGGAGGATCAAGGGCATTGGATCAGATACCCATCGCCCAGACTACGCATTTAACTTTCGAAAGATCTTTAGTACCCGCGATTTCTTTCTGAGTTTTGTAGTTAAACGCTTTGATTACGGCGGTGGTATCGGTTTTTCGTTCGAAGACCACGAAGTTCAATTCCGTGGTTTCCGATTCGGTTCCGGTCAAGGGAAGTGCTATGCCCCAAATGATTCGTTTCAGACCGAGTTCTTCGGCGGTGATCGGCTCGCCTTCGGCGGCGTAGCTATTGTCGAGGGTCACTTCGACTACAGATTGCCTACGTGCACCCGGCACGCGGGCGGTATCAACGATTGTTGCTGAGACAGCCAAGATCTATCCTTTCGTGATAGAATCAGAGAGTGAAGAAATGCACAGTCTGTGAAGAGACGAAGCCGCGTTCAGATTTCGGCAAACACGCAAGAGCGGCAGACGGGCTGCGAAATGAGTGCCTACCATGCAAGCGAGAAGGAGAGAAGCATTGGCGGGAAGCCAACTCGGAGAAGCGCAGGGAGCAGGTTAAACGCTCCAAGCTGAAGAACCCCGAGACTGTCAAGCGAGCCAATCGCGCCTATCGCGAGCGCTACCCAGAGCGAACAAAAGCCCAAGGGGTCCTGTACTACGCGATCAAATGTGGGCACGTGACGAAGCCCGAGTACTGCAAATGCTGCGGGAAGCGCTGCAAAAGCCACGAACTCGACGCCCATCACCACGACTACAGCAAGCCCCTTGAGGTCGAGTGGCTCTGTCGCCAATGCCACGTTGATACTCAGCGGGAAGAACGGGGCGAAGTTCCGAAAACCGAACCCGCCCCGTCTTCCTAGGCTTTACTCAGAATATCCTAACTAAGTTCTGAGATCCGGCCCAATGAGTTACGCCTATCCGTAGCTAGCTCACAGAAGACCTCCAGGGCGCTGATGAGGTAGGTGGTCCCTTGCCGCCAAACAAATACCTGAGACGAGTCTCCGTATTCGTTCGTGACCCATTTCGGAGCGCCGGAGCTATCCCGTCCGAGCAGGAACGTGTGCTTCGTCACCAGCTCGTAGAAATCTTCATCCGGACAATCCTGGTGGGCTTCGACAGGCATGTTGCCAACCTTGATCATCGTGCCGTCGCCGGTGTTTTGATCGTTGACGCTCGGGAAGCGAACCTGGGTGTAGCTTTCGTTTTCCAGCGCTTCGATCTGCTTCAGGGAGGTCACGCCCCAATCGGGAGTTTCGCCCTTCTGGCGCAGTTTACGCCGGAGTTTGATGACCTTCTGCCGCGTGATCGGGGTTTTTTTGGCTTCTTCGGTGATCCCCACCCAGCCCGGAACAGTCGCAGGGGCGAGTCCGCCCAGCGTCGTGGTGGCTGAGGTCAGGTTGCGAAGGCCATTCGTCTCATAGCTCGTTTCGTTGAGGCGAGCGTTGGCAATCGAGACGTAATGTTCTTCCGTCGTCGTTTTTTCTTCCGCGAATTCGAGGTAGGGTTCCGTTTCGGATTCGTTGACGTTGACGATCGCTTTTTTGGCAACGACAGATTTGGACGAGGCTTTCGTGCCCACGTCGACAACCTGTCCCGGTACGAGCCAGCCGTTGCGGATCGCCTGGTACCCAAGCCCCGTTTTGAGGAGTTTGAGTTTTTTCGACGTAGCCGCTTCGAACTGGGCGATCAGCGCTGTGCCGTCTCCGAAGAACTGGCGCGTGTATTGCTTTTTCATATCCGAGAGCTTGCCTTCGATCTCAAGGTCTGCCTGAGACATCACGGCGAGACGGCTCTCTTTGGACTCCTCGATACCAGCGGTATCAAGTTCGATCAAGCCCCACTGGCGCTTGTATTCCCATTTCGCCCGGTTGACGGTCTGCGGGCTGGCTTCGTTCAGTTCTGAGGAACCGGTCGAAGGCACCATGGAGATACCGCCACCACGGCCAGTCCAGATGGGCGTCAGCGCTTCGAGGCCGATCTGGATTTCCGGTTTACGGCGTTTCAGCTTTTCGTACAGCGGATCTTCGGCGTAATACTGTTTGATGAATTCTTTAGCGGTCCAGACCTGCATCAGGCCTGTTTCGATTGAGGCACGTGTGCCTACTGCCATTGCTTCTTTCCTTTGTCTAGGCGGGAGCTAGGATTCTGCTTCCTCCATGGCCTCCAAGGCCAATTCCATGCGCTCACCGCGATCTTGGGGTTCAACCGTCTTCGTAGCCGCAGTGCCTTGACTGATCCGCCGTCCTGATTTCTTCGAGTCGATCCAGCCCTGCTTGCGCTGATCCAGGATTTTGTTCAAGGCGTCATTTGCGCCTCTCACGTCTGGGGCACCGTTTTGGGCTGGATGCGTATGGGCGTAGGTGGAGATGAAGGCAAGCTCTTCGGGGCTGAACTCAAAGTCTTTGCCTTGAGATTTCTCCAGCCCTTCAATTTCCTCAGCGACATACTCGGTGATCTCGTTTTCCTGCTGGTCTACGAGTTGAGCCTGCTGTTGCTGGGTGAGGTGGCCTTCTAGCTGTTCGACCCGTGCGGCTAGTTCTTCCTCGGGGTCGAGATATTCTTCTCCTGTGTCCTCGTCCTCGAACTGATAGCCAAACTGCTGTTCCAGAATGGTGTCTCTCGTGGCGGGGTCCTGCATCGCCTCCGCAAACTCGCGGAGTTCCTGGGCTTCTTGAGCGGTTCCCGCTACTTCCTGAGTTTTGCGCGTATAGTCGGCCTGGAGCTGTTTGTAGGCAGCTTCGAGCTGAGGACGCACCTCCTCTGGGACGGCGTTGGGATTGTAGGATTCTGTGAAGGAATCCTCATTGCCTGACGGCTGATCCTCAGCTTCGGGGGCCTCTGGCGTAGTTGGCTGATCCTGCTCTTCGGCAGGGGCCTCAATCGATTCTGGCATGTTGCCTTTCCATGTAGCGGGGCCTGACGGCTGATCCGCGTGTCTAAGCAGGGGCCTAGCTTGGCTTGGCTAGGCTACTCCTGCGCTTTTAGGAAACCCTGAAAGCGCGTTTGCGCTCAGAGGCAGCTCGTAGAGCGACCCGATGGCAGATGCGACAAATACGTTTGCCATTCGGCTTCACATAAAGATTCTTGCCCGCGTAGGGATGTCCTTGAGGACAATGGGTTTTGCGGGCGTTCTGAGCGGCGGGGGATACCCCGCGCAATACATTCTCCTGGTGGGTCACCGGTTCTAGGTGCGCGGGATTGCAGCAAGCTCGCTTACGACATAGGTGATCAAGCTCAAGATCGCTGGGAACCGGCCCTATGCGCTCTTCGTAGGCCAACCGATGCACGTTAAACGACTGCTGGCGCTCTGGCACCCAAAGGCGTCCGTAACCCTGATGGCAATATCCCGTCCAGATCCAACAACCGTTGGGGTTGCGGCTGTCAACTAAGTCCCAAAAGTCCTCCGGTAGGATGCCGCTTGGCATGGAGATAGGCCCTCCGTGTCCGGCCCCGGGGCGTCTGATCGCTGCCGGGGCATTTCTATTGCCTAGAAGTTTAGCGCTCCATCTGGCATTAGGTACCTCGTTCGTTAGAGCGGGGCCAATTCCAAATTTTGGATGAACTTGGAATAGATTTGGAGTTAGCTGATCCGCGTAATGGAGCGGGGGCAAACATCGCCTGGTCCGCCTGATAAGTTTTTGAAATGAGAGACGATCCGCGCGAATGGCGCGTCTACAAACGGCGGGAGCGCCTGCGGGCGCATCAACTACCGAGTGGTCTGGGTTGGGAGGTTGCGGATTCAGATGGCAAGCGCTCGAACTACACGAACGAAGACTTCAAGCGCGTGTTTGAGTTGGGCGCCTGCGCCGCGAAGATGGTTGACAGCAAAACCCAGACGATCCACTATGTCGTATAAACACGGTGGTTCTTCGCGAAGCCGTAGCGCGCGTTCTAAGGCCCTGAACTCAGTTCCTTGGGGCCTTCTTCGGAAGATCCGTTGACGGCCGCTAGAGAGGGTGCCTGCTTCGTCTGTGGCGCCGCAGCGTTTGACAAGCCTTGGCTTTCCGCTAGCTGGTTCTGAAGTTGAGCTTTCTGCTGCGCTTCTTTCATTTTCAGACCCTCTATACCTTGAAAGATCAGCATTGTCGCTTTCTGGACTTCTTCCCCTGAGTTAGCGAATTCATCGGACTTGGCCCAGTTGGCAAGGACTGATTCCCAGACTTGAACATTGTCGATGTTTGGCCGAGGCATCCAGGACGGCACTTCCGTCTCCATGACTGGTCGGCCTGGATTGGGCGGTTGCCCAGTCCCTGGAACTTCTTCCCCGAATTCGTTCTGTTCTCCGGGAATTTCGGGTTCTGGCGGTTCGATCCATTCCGGTTCGCCAGTTTCCGGGTTGAGACGCGGGCTTTCCTCCCCCGGCCACGCGGGGCGCATCGGCATCGACCAGAACTGTCCGGAGCGGATCTGGTTGATGATGTAGTTGATCCGGCCCACGTCCTCTTCGTAGCCTTCGAGCAGTCCTTCCGCGTTGCCGTTGTTCATTGCGCTCAAGAGAACCTCTGGCGGGAAGTAGCCAGGAAACATCTGGGCGATGTTCTGGATGCGCTGTTCTATGGCCGAGCGCGTCTGTGGCGTCAGGGAGCCAGGCTGGACTCGTACATCCGTCTGGTCGCGAAGGTCCGCGCCCTTGAAGTCTTCGATTGGCATGTAGCCCGCGCGGCCTCGGAACTTCAGCATCCGTTCCTCGGTGTAGTGGCGCTGGACGAGCGTCAGGCAATCTCTTGCTACGCGGGCGTAGACTTCGGCCATGTTGGCGACCATGTCCTCCCAGGAGATTTCATCGCGCTGGAGGATGCTCGAAACAACTTGCTGGGGAGCGGCTGCCGGGATTTCGCTGTCGTGGGCGATGTAGCCCATCTCGCCCTGTGCTTCTTCGCGTAGCTTAAACAGCTCTGAAGGTATCCCCATCGTTTCACCGAATTTGACCTCATAGCCCATCATCGCCGAGGGATCGAATTCATTGATTGCGCCTGGCTCATCGGTCGCAGGCGTTTTAATCGCCCCGAGGGGGGCTGTCTTCTGCGGCACAAGACCAATCTGCGCGAACTCGCTGATCTTGTTGAGCGCGAAGTCGTAGAGGCGTTGAGACTCGATCAGGCTTTTGACCATGCCCTTGTCGCGGTCTGAGGCCGGATTGACCGTGTAGCCGAGGCGATGAATGCAGGGTTCGTCCACGACTTCGCCTTTTGAGTCCGTCAGCGGGTAGGCCTCTTCGGGGAAGATCTGCTTCCCGGCTGCTAAGAAGATCCGGCGTCCCTGGGGCCATTGCGGGCACGGGCGCTCCAGGTACTCGGTGATTAGGCAAAGATTGCTCTGTTCAGCGTTGGCGCCTTCTCTCACGGCCATCTGCGCGTCAGCGGGGAGTTTGCCGCCCATGAAGCCCGGTTCGGCTTCCACCGCGTCTCTCGGCCGTGCGTGTTCTATCGCCCACCAGCGGCTTTCCTCGAAGTCCACGCCTGGCTCCCACATCACTTCCAGACCGTTCCAGACGCTGATCCGCACATCCCCCAGGCCTACGTGTTCTGCTTTGCCTTCAGGGTCTTCCTGCACGTCCACGTAGGGGCCTATCGAGGAATCCCAGTAGGCCATGATGAAGCCCTCTTCGGTAACGAGAGCGTTCCAGACAAGCTTCTGAAAGGCCCGCTTGACCCGCCAGAGTTCATAGCCCGCGCTGACGATCTTTTTGGCGATCTGAGCCGCCGTGTAGTCCTCGGGGTCTGAAGTCGAAGGATTGACTTCATAGCCAGGAATGCGCTGGGTAGCGGCAGAGACCTTGGCTTGGACCATCGGGCCGATCAGGTCGTGGGAACGCCTGACACGGTGGTCGGGCTTTTTGCCTCCGAGGATCGTTGAGACGGTGCCCTGGTAGCGGATTTTGGAGCCGTCTTCCGCAAGCACGCCATAGTGTTTGTCGTTGGCGAACTCAATGCAGAGCTGACGGCGAGGCTGAAGCTCTTTGAGGCGAGCTTTCCCGCGTTTGATCCGCTGGGCTACGTCAGGAGGAATCGGGGTAGCGGCAGGACGCAGGCTGTCTATGACCTGTTCAGCCTTCTGTTCAACACGATCTAGAACAGCCACCTATAACCCTTCTGATAGAATGTGGACATAATGCCGACCAACCTGCCGACCAAGAAAACGATTCGAGACGGGATGCAAGAAGTTCGCTTCACCTTGCGCGAACTTGAGCGCGCTCTGAAAAGCGGAGACCTCAATGAGATTGCATATCACGCGGGGGATGTGCGAGAAACTGCGCTCACGGCCTATAACCAAGCGGACGCATATGTGACGCAGCGCCAAGAGTTAGTTCGGCGTCAATCCCTCTCGCCTCAGCCGTAGCGCCTCATAGCCCTCGTCGTCGTCCAGGGCCAACGTCGGGACTGGCTCGGGCGCTCCCTTCTGCTCTCGCGCGTAGGCAAGCACAGCGCTCTCGGGAGCCTGTATGCGCTGGATTAGCTCAGTGCGCTCCTTGCGCCATTGATCTAGCGAGTAGGCGTAGAAGCCCAGGAGGGCTACGCAGAGAAGGAATAGGAAGCCGAGAGCTAGCGTCATCAGAGGATCGTGGTTGAAAACTTGAAGGCTTCGATCGTGCCTTCGACTTTTTCCCACTGCCATTTGGTTCCGGCAGGGACGACGAAACTCAGCGGGAGAGCCGTTACGCCTGTATTCGCGGCGCTGATCACGGCTTCGGTCACGATTGTCGCACCGACGAGAACTTTGATCTTGGTGCGCGTAAGGGTCGCTCCTTCAACGTGAGCGTTGATAAAGGCCGGTTTAGTTGCGCTCGGTTCGGTTTCGGTTTTTTCAGCCTTCGTCGCGAGGGGCGTAGGGGCGACGAGGGTCAGAAGCTTGTTCTGCACTGCACTCGCAAGTTTGCCTTCCGCCACCGCTTCGTTGGCGAGCTTGCCTTCAGTAACCGCCCCACCACTGATCTTGGCGCCAGTCACGGCATTCGTAGCTAGCTTTTCAGCGGTGATCGATTCGTTGGCGACTTCAGAGGAGCGTGGGTTGTAGATCGGACTCATCTATGCCTCACGTTTCGCAGAAGCAGACGTTGGATTCGCCTTCGGCCGTGATCACGGAGATGATGCCTGTGTAGTCGTTGAATTCCCAAGAGCCGTTCGTGATCAGGTACGGGCCTTCTTTGGCCACGGCCGTCGGACCCTTTGCGAACCAGACAGTTTTCGTTCATTCGTTCATGATCGTCAAATTGATCCGATCCAGGTTTTCTTTCGCAAGTTCTTTCGATTCCGTTTTGGCCGTGACTTTGCCCTTCGGCGTTCTTGCTACAGAATCGGAGCCGCTCGATTGCTGTCTCGTCATGCCTAGGCCCTCAGCGCTTCGATTAGCTCATCCTTCGTAAGACCGGCGCGGCCTTTGATCTTGCGCTCGCTGGCAAGCTCTCGCAGCTCCTCCAGCGTGCGGGACTCGTAAGAACAGCCATTCCCGCCTGTATCGCCACGCTCAGATGGCTCAGCTACCGCAGATACTCCCGAGGCGCGTTGTGTGGACTCCTGCGAGACTGGAACCTCGTTGGCGTAGGTCAGGCTCAGGTTGGCTCCGTTTGGACTGTAGAGCGCTAGAGAGGGCTTCCCTTCCAGATCCTTACTCTCGCCTTCGCCTACGACCGTAGGCTCATGGTCGTCCGTAACGATCACGGACCCAGTTCCAACCGAGATCGAAGCTAGGCCAGCGTCAAACGTCCTCGTATCCTGCGCATTCATAACTAGGTTCTCTGGAGCCATCAGCCCTCCTCCATGCCAGCGGGACTGGCTGTTTCGATTTCGATTGCATTTGCTTCCGGGGTACCCGGCGCTGGAACTTCCATATTGATTCCGGTTGTCACGCCAGCTTCCAAGTTCTTTCCAAAGCGGTCCTCAAAGGCCTTCGCTGCGTCCAGGTCCGCTTGCAGCTCCGCAACCTTCTCAGCAAAGCCCTCGACCTGAAGACGCAGAACGTCTACCTCGGCCGAAGAGACCATGCCGCAGCACTCGCGGGCCGCTTCTTCCACGACGCCGCGCATCAGCACGATATGGGGAAACGGTTCGTTTATGTTCGCATCGGCTTCGAAGTCGATCAGTTGGCCGTCGT